CATCGAATCCTCCTACCTCGGGACGGCTTGGTGCGTGACGCGTGTCGCCATCGGCCGTCCCCTTTTCATATGTGCGTAAGGCAGGTTTGCGCCCCGAAAGTGTAGCGCGCAAAATCAAATGGCACTGCGCGCAAGTTCGGATGTCACCCACTTTTCCCTCTGAAGCTATTTAGCGTTTGCTTGCTTCAAGCAATGCCGTTTACCAGCCAGATTTGATGGCCAATCCCGTGCTTTCCACGTGTATTACGTAGCGTTCCGCATGTATCAGGTTGCGGAACTCCCCGGTATATTGATCCGCCTTCCTCCTCGCCTAAGGCGAAATCATGAGATGCGCGGCTGGGGACGTTATGGTCGTGGCCACTATCGTCCTGCTGTTTTTGCTCTTCCGGTGGCTCGTTCCACAGGATGATCCCTGTTCCATGCCGCCAGATCGCCGGGATGTTCCCCTCCCCATGATTGCTCCATGCCTGCTGACCGATCGGGTGGCAAAGTCTCCCGAGTGGCAGGCGTGGTTGCGCGCAAAGACGGTCGATCGTCGCTAAGTGGTGAGCAGGGCCGCCATCGCCGCCGCGTACCGTTGCCCGAGCGCGACCTGTGATGCGGTCGTCAAATGGTCTTTTGAAGCGGTTTGAGCCGTCAGATCATTGGCGGTCACCCGGGCCACTCCACCCGGCAGCGTTATGGATTGTTGATTTGCGATCATCGTAGACCATGCTGGATAGAAGGCATCGGACGGGTCGGGGCCGAGCACCGTCATCACCATCTTGATACTGGCACCCAGATCAGACCGAACGTCCGCGACGAACTGCGTGAATTTCCCAGCCCAAGCGTTCGCCAGGGTCAGGTCTATCGCGTCACTCTCTCCCTGGTACCAAAGCAGCCCTTTGATGGAGCCCGAACCCGCTGCTTCCTGAGCCCTTGCGATCATTGATCCGTAGAGGGTCGTTCGGCTCAGATTACGAGCCCACGCATCGATTCCAGTCGCCCCTTTGGCGCACGGCACCAGGCCGACATAACGGCCTGGTCGGAGGTCGTAGATGGCGCTCCCAAACGAGAGCCCAGGCCCTGCGCCAGGCGAGGTGTCGGATGACACGGCGTCGACCTGCCCGGCCTCGGAATCAACCGGTTCGGTGGCGTAGACCCATTTTCCCGAATTCGCATAGGTCATCACCTTGGTGTAGTTGGCGAAGACGGGAAGCTCGGACAGGACACCACGTCCTGACATGCCGGATTGCCCGGCGAGGATGTAGATGTCGGGGTAGTACTGCATTCGAACTCACGCCTTCGATCGAAGGGTTGCTGCGGCGGCCGCGATGTTGACCGATGGGTGATACAGCTTCACGTGCGTGAGTTGGCTCGTCGTCGGGATGAGGAATATCCCCTGGAGCCACCAACGCTTGCCGCCGGAGTCCGTATATCCGAGGAAGAACTCGCCGTGCTTATTGTAGCCGGCCGTGGGGTTCGGGAGAAAAATGCGCCCGTTGATCGCATTCGACCCGGATGCGATTTGCGTTCCGGTAAACTGCACCTTCGCGTCATTGGCAGAGCCAGCCTCCGACGGTGCCGGCGTCGAAGCAGCGTCTTGATTTGTCCACGTCCATTGATAGCCGGTCGAAAAGTACGTTGCGCCACCGTCAACCGACACCGTCATGTGCAGTTGCGCCGCCGAGACCGGCAAGTCGTGATGCAACTCGATCTGGTGCGAGCGGTACCCAGCCGGGATCGGGATCACCATGTCGGCCTGAGCCGACGCCGTGACATAGGTCGAAATCTCCTGCGGCAGGCCAATTGTGTAGATGGCCGCGCCATCGCACACCAGCTCGCCACTCTGGCCCGGCAGGAGTGGCAATGTGAGCCCGCCGTCGATCAGCTCCGTCCCGTTCGGATCGATCGTCCGAGGTGATGACCCGACGTTGCGGATACGGGCTTTGAATCCGTTGCCGAGCGACGCTGCGGCCGCAACTGCAATGGTGCCGGTACCCGAAATGATCAACAACTTGTCGTGGTCGCTCGCCACGATCGTATCGGACGTGCCGGTCAGCGACCGAGCGGCGGCCTTACCGATATTGACCTGCTCGATCACGACGGCGGTCGTGCCGATCGTCCCCCCGCGATCCGACGTACAACGCCAAAGCGAGTTGTTCCCTGAAGATCCCTGCAGGACTGAGAAGTAGGAACCAGCCAACTCGGCGAAGGTGTCGAAACTGGTGTGTCTGGCCGCTGTGCCGGAGGCCGCTACGACATAGACGCCGTTCTCCGACGCCGCCGTCTGGGCAGTCAGCAGGATGAGGTCATTTGTCGCCAACGTCACACCGTCGACCGTGTCACCGTTCTCCAGCGCCGATGCGATGGTGACATTGGCCGTTGCCACAACCCGCACGCGCGTCAACGCGCTCGCTCCGTCGACGCCAGGGGCGCCGGCTGCGCCAGGCTGTCCAATCAACGAAAGCGACCAGTCCGCATGGGTGCCCGAATTAGCGGTCGTGTCGACAGAGATGGTCAATGACGGGTGGGCATAGTCGGTCACCATGCCTTCCATCCAGTGCGTGGGATTGCTGGTACTGGTCGCGCGCACGCGGGCGCCGACAGCCCAGCCGCGCGCGGTGGCTTCGGCGAGGGTGAAGATCTTCGGTTCTGTCCCGATTGCAAGTGATGTCGCAGATGAGCCGGTCACCACAGCAGAGCCTGGGGCCCCAGGCGGTCCGGCTTGGATGGGATAGACGGTCCAGTGCGAGTTAGAACTGCCGACCGACGGCAGCGCGTTGCCGGAGTTGCTCGCGTGGTTGGATATGAACGCACCCGTGCCGGCCGGATTGGTGACGAAGTCATTGAGGGCGTAAGGTGTTGATCCGCTGTAGGGGCCCTTGGGCGTGAAAGGGGCGCCGATCACGCTGACGACGTTGAGGACGCCATTGCGCCACTGGTAAAGCGTGCGCGTCACGCCATCGACAAACAGTGAATTGTTGGGCGCCAGGGCAAAGTCGATGGTGTCGGCATTGTTGCCGACGAGGCCCATGTTATGGAGTAGGAAGGCGGCGAAACGCGCATATATCCCCGCCTGCGTCGCCCCGCCGGCGATGGCCAGGCCGTCGACCAGTTCGAACTTGGCGCCGCTGATCGCCGCACCCGGCCACGGCCGAAAGAGCGGCAGTTCAAGGTTCTCGTACTGCCCTTGCGGCGATACCTCGGCGATGGTTCCAACCCGGTAGGGCGCGGCGGCGTCCGGCGTGATCCACAGCTGGGCACCCGCCCAATCGTGATTGGCCAGTGCGGCATCCGTGAAGGTCGCCACGGTCCCCCCGGACGCGACCGAAACCCGGGCGGGGTGACCCACGGTCGGCGGATAGATGAAACGTTCAGCCATCGACGCGGCTCCTCAGTATCATGATCGCATCGCGGCCGTCGGGCCGCGGCGGCCATGCGGCGATCATCTCCGCGGCGGTCGTGATCGCTCCGAGATCACGCAGCCGCTGGCGGTAGGTGCGCCAGGCCGCGCGCACCTCGTCTGACATCGGCCGATCCGGCACCATGTAGACATCGGTGGCAGCGAGCTCATTGTTGCGCGCCACCTTGACCTCAACGATCACCGGTGGCGGCGCCGGCAGCGCGACGACCTCGCAGCACTGCCACGGCCCTTCCTGCGCGGTCCCATCGGCGACGCGCGCGGCGCGCTCCTCCAGGCACTTGTCCGCGGAAAGGAAGAACTTGACGGCGCAGTGGTCGCTGCAGAAGTGGTAGAGCGTGCCGTCCCGCTCGATGGTCCGGTGATCCCGACTCGGGTCGAAAACCGCGTCACAGACGGGATCGATGACGGCCGGACGCACCGATTCAGGGACGACCGAAAATCCACCGCCGAGGTTGGGCGGGAGACTTTGGACGAGGGCGACCTCGCTACCGCTACAGCGGAAGGGACGCGTCGTGGCTGACGACTGCGAGACTTTGCGGGTCACGGGATCATAGTGTACGAACATCTGTCACCTCATCATGGCGATCGACATCGCCTGCGCACCGGCATTGATGTAGCCGGAGCCGAACATCTGGTACTCGACCGTGATCGTCTGGGGTGATCCGGTCGCCGTGACTACTGCCATGGTGATCCGTTTCGGCTGCGCGATACGCCTCGGCGGCGATCCGCCATATGACTCGATGACCCACCCCCCCGGCACCGCAACGCCGTTCACCACGATGCGTCCGCCGATCGCGCCGAACTCAGAGGACAACGTACCGGCACCGGAATAGAGCAGCAGGACATGGAGGGGCTGCCCTGCCACACCTTTGACCACCACGGAGTGGATGAGGAACGTGGAGTAGGCGCTGGCCGGCCCAAAATTCGCGGCTAACACGCTCAAGGTCGGTAGCGTGACGCAGCCTTCTTTGAGGTGCAGCGTCGCAACCGACAGGTCGCGGATGCGCGCGCGTCGAAGGCCGAGCCCTGCCACACCCTGGACCGTCATCTCTTCGAAGACGACCGCACCGGCATCGTTAGCATTGGCGGAGACGAGCCACTGATTTGCAATCAATCTGATCCGCGAGGACGACACCGGATCACCGCTTGTAGGCGACGCGCATGATCTGGCCGCCATTGACGTAGGTGTAGCCGCCATTTGTCACCGGCCAGTCGCAGGTATATTGCCACTTCAAATCAATTATTTGCGGCGATCCCGACGCGGTGACCGTAAAAATATTAAATGTGATCATCCGCTCGACGTTCTGTAGCACCCACGTATCAAGCACGGACGCGTCGTTGAGAAAAATCCGATTGTACTGGTTTACAATCGGGTCCGTGTTGCCCTGACCGCCCCCATAGGTGTCGGTCTGAACTTTGACGTAGATGGTCGACCCGGCCGGAGCCGAAACCGTAAAGCTGTCTTCCAGCAGCGTCGTCCAAGCGGATGGTGTGAGCAGGAGCCCTGTCGGCCCGCTGTAGGTGACGAGACCAGGGACCGTGACCGATTCATTTTCGAGCTGCAACGTATCGACCGTGAGGTCTCCGATCAGCGCCGAACGAATAACGGTGCCGGCAGACCCGGCGACGAGACCGGGTTCGAACACGAGGTCGCCCACGTCGCCTTCTGCCGTTGCAAGCCGGATTTGATCGGCCACCATTCGAAAGCGGCCAAAGCTCATGACACCACGTCCAGATAGATCCCGGCGCGATCCCAACTCGGTGTTCCCGGCGTCCCCACATTTACCTCCATGGCGATGCTGGCAACAGCTCCAGTTGGTGTCGCAGCTGTGACAATACGAAAGCGGCCACCCGCCGAGACAGTGTCCCCCATGTTATTGATCTCGGCCGTGAGATCGATGGAGAGCTGAGACAGCGCACTGTCCACGTCCGCGATCGCGCCGAGCGCGAGTTCGACGGAGGCCTTGTTCTCGCCGTACCGCGCCCCCGCGCCGATGTTCACCTGACCGAGGCGCTCGACCAGTGTGGTGACCTGGGTGTTGACGGCACCGGACAGCGCATCGAGTTCTTTCCGGACCGTGAGAATGTCAGGCAGCTGCTCCTCGATCTGGCGCAACCGCGCGTCAATCAGGCGGGACAGTTCATCACGGTCGATGCGTGTGTCCGGCATGGTGACCGGCATCCACAGGCTCCACTCGCATGGATAGCCGTTGGCGGAGACGAACCGGGCGCGCACCTGATAGGTGGTCAGGGGCTGCAGGCCGCCGACGATCGTCAAAACGCCGCTCGCGACGACATCGGCGTCCGTGATCGAATGGCTCGTCGCATTGGCGATGTCGGCAAGGGCGCGTACTTCGTAAGCGATGCCGATCGCGTCGCCGTCTTCCGGGTCGTCCCAGGAGATTCGGATGGCCGGCCGTTTAGTACCGACATCCCCGAGATACACGAAGGGGGCGACGTCGAAGCCCGTGACGACCTTTCCGGCGGGCCGAGTGGTGACGATGCGGCCGTCTGGCAACGGCAGTTCCTGGCCGATGTCCCAGTCGAAATCCGTGCCGTCGACTTCGGTGGCCGAAATGGTCGTGTCCAGGCTGGTCGCATAGTCGGCGCTGTCGACTTCGAAATCTTTGGCCGCATAGCCGTTCCGGACCGAGGTCCACTGGATCACGTCGCCGGGCTCCAGCACGAAGGCGGCCGGCGGCAGCGGCAGGACGTGTTTGCGTTCGCGCCGCGACCGGTTGATAAACTGCTCCATCAGCCGCTGCATCTGAGTGCCGGACTGCACCATCGGCGCCGCGAAGTCGGCCGACTTGCGGCGTCCATCCTCCGCCCGCCAGTCCTCGCGGCTGCGCGCCGGGGCGACCGCGTCGATCCAGCCGTCCGCCGGCGAGGTGTACTTGCCGGTGATGTGGTTGATCCGGCCTTCGAGCGCCATGAAGGGCTTGAAGCGGTCTTCAACGGTGGCCAGCAGCGAGCCGTCGTCGATTGCCATCACGGGCAGGCCCGGTGCACCCAGGTAGAGTTTGTAGATGCCGCCGATCTCGACGAACCGCCCGCCGCCTGCCTTGACGAGTTCCTTGGTGGCTTCGAGCGGCTCGGTGTCCAGGGTGATCTCGCCGCCGGCCGTGTATTGCGGCTCGGTGCCGCCGCCGGCGAGCGCGATGGCGATGTCCGCCTCGTTCATGGCCGCGAACCACACATCGAGCGGCAGTTGCTCCGGCCGGGTGTTTTCCAGGCCATAGAAAAATTGCCGAGCGCCGTTGCCGTCGAGAACGTAGATGCCGCGCAAAACGTTGTAGGCGATCACCGCCATGTTGCGGGTCCACTCATGCGTGGAGAGATCGGCAAAGCGGTGCGATCCCGATCCGCCCGCAACCGTCGAATCCTTCCGAGGGTCGTACAGGGGCTTGCCGCGTACCACGAATTTCCACGGCAGCTGGCCGGGCACCCGCTCGCGGTCGTAGATCGAATGCAGCCGCGCGTAGGTGACGCTGGTGCCGATGAAAGCACCATCCCATGGCTGGGCGGCGCTGCCGAACGCCGCCACCGAGAACGCATCTGCGGCCGTCTGGCGGCCGTTGTAGAATTTGAGCGCCAGTTTGCCGTCGTAGCCGTCGACCACCTGGCCACGGTACCCGTCATCGGCTCCCAGGGTGCGCGGCTGGCCCTCGACGAACACCGCTTCCAAGCCGTCGCACTCGCAGTCCGCGAGCGAGATGAACTCGATCAGGTCGGAATTGTCGTCTTCCCCGCGCTTGCCATAGGTCCGGGCGTCAACCCGCGAGCCGCCCGTGACGGCATAACCGACCAGGAGCGACATCGGGACATCGGCGTCGATCCTGATGTCGAGCTGGGTACCGCCGGTCTGGACTCCGCTCTCCTGCTTCTGGCTCTTGGCCAGGAGCTTGCCGGCGACATAGCTGAACGCGAAGGCACCGACGACGTTGAGCGCGAAGCTCAACGCCAGGCCGGCGGTGGTCGCTGCGAAGGCCGCACCACCAATCAGCGGGACCAGGAAGCCCGCGTTGGCCGGGAGGGCGAGCGAAAGAACCAGGGCGATGGCGAGAATGAACCGCATCTATTCGACCCTGAATGCTCGTCGGGCCCAGAGCAGCGGAACCTGACCCATGCCGGCCGGTCCGCGCACAGCCACCACCGAGGCGACGACGACCCCCAGTCCTTCTTCGCCGCGCTCGTCGACGCAAAGCGCCCAGTCCCCCGATCTGGCCATCGCCACCGGGATCTCGGCGTAGAGCGAGGCGGCCGCATCTGCGATCGATTTCCAGCCTTCCTCGACCATGCCGCGCCGGCACGAAAACTCACTGTCATAGCGGGCTCGCAACGCGACGGTCGGGTCGGTGCCGGTGATGCGGCGGGCGGCGTCGCCGCACCAGGCGAGGCAGCACGCTCCGTTCCAGTCGAACGGCCGCGTCGACCACTCCCGGTAGGCTTCTGCCATGAGGCGGCGCGCGTTCATGGGCCCTTCCGTCCGAAGTAGATCGTCTTTTCGCGCTGCCCCGCGGTGTAGTCGTAGAAGCGGTCCCCGGCGGTGCGCTGGGACAGGGACGATTTCGAGCGCGTCTCGGTGCGCTTGATGGTGAGTGCGCGGGACGCCGACTCGCAGGTCAGGATGATCTGCGACTTGCCACCCGCAGCCGTCGGTATGTCGGGGTCATCGACCACGCCTTCGAAATACGGGATCAAGGGCGGGATCAGGGCTCGGTTCGCCGGTGCGAACAGGCCGATCGAGATGGAGATCGGCCGCTGGGCCAGCTTGCGGGTGCGCACCAGTTCGTTGGTGGAAAGCTCCAGACCGGAGGCTGTGACGCGGAGACGCGGGATGCTGAAATCGGAAGTCGCCGACAAGGTCTCGATCGAGATTACGGTGCCGGAGCCGTGATAGACCCGGCCGTCGTACTCGATCGTGCCGGCGTCATCCCAGAACCCGGCCGGGTCCGGATTGCCATAGAGATCGAGCGCGTCACACCAGACGAACATGCGCCGAACGACCGTGCCGGCGGCGAGCGCTTCCATCTGTGCGGTGGTCAGGTTCCTCATGATCGGCCCTCAGAGCGTCTGGATTGCTTCGAACGAGAGCGTGGTGCCGAACGGCGCCTCCGTCTGTTCGGACCAGCTATCGGGCACGATCTTCATGTGCGCGGCGGCCCGGCGCAGGGCGACGGTCGCGCCTGCTGTCCAGCCTGTCCGCACGTGCGGCCGCACCTCGATGGTGAGGGTGCCGCTGCCGTTTGCCGTCGCAATGGCCGAACACCGGTGCAGGGCGCGCGAGTCCGTCCCATAATCGAAGGCGAGATAGTCCCCGCGCGACAGCACGAGGCCGATCGGCAGCGCGGAGAGCGAGACCTGCAGGTTGTCGCTCGCGACGCCGGCGAGCGTGCAAGTCCCGGCGAAGGGATTACCGCCGACGGTCAGGCCGGCGAAGCCGCGCTTATAGGCGAGCGGGTATTCCCGCAGCTTGTCGTAGCCAAGGAATGCCTCCAGGCTCAAAAGGGTGTCGTACCAGGCCCGCACGATCCCGGTCTCGGTATCGGTCATCTTTGCGGTGCGCCAGGTCGCGCGCCACAGGGTCGGTCCGAGCTCCTTGGCAATCTGCCTGCCGGATCGCAGGGCCGACAGCTCGATCATGGGCGACGGTGTGAACGACAGGCCGACGATCGGCAGTTCGTCCGGCATGGCCCGCGGGAAGGTGATCAGGGCCATCAGATCATTCTCCGGGATTGAGCTTCCTTGATGGTCTGGACGATGACGGCAGGCGCCTCGGCGCGATCGCGCGCTATCTGGGTGCGCAGATCGTCGATTTCTTGACCGACGCCCTGCACGTTGTAGACGGGCGCGTAGGTGACCTGGATCGGCGCCGTGCCGCCGCTGGCTGTGCCCGGAAACGCAACCACGTTCGACGGCGGCGGGCCCACATAGCCGCCGTCCTCGTAGCCCGGCAGGCGGTTGTCGTTGAGGGCTTCGAGGAGCGGACGGTGGCGCGCGGTCGCCTGCGCATTGACGACGAATTCTTGTCCGTGCACCACGCCGGAAACGGCCTGGCGGCCGCGGTCGCCGGTGTAGCCGCCTCGCGCGAAGCCGAGCAGCTTTCCGATCGACGCGAAAATGCCGCCGCCGCTGGCGCCGCCGGATGCGGCGCCCGAACTGCCGAAGAACATCTGCCACGCCTGGTCGAACGCGAGATCCCCGAGCTTGGCGCCGATCTTGTCGAGGGCGTTGATGCCGGCCTTGGCGAGCGCATCCCAGACGCCGGTACCCTGGGCGATCTCCTGGCGGAAGGTCGTGAAGGCACCTTTGGCGGTGTCGTAACTGGACTTCAAATTGTCGGTGCGCTGGGCGGCGGCCCCGAGCGCGGCGGCCTCGCGCTCGATCGCCGCGATGTTGTCCTGGGTGAGCGTCTGGCCGCGCCGCTTGGCGTCGAGGATCGCGTTCTGGACCGCGAGGTAGGCGGTCGATTGCCCGACCGACATGCCGATCGCGTCGGCCTCCAGGCGCTGGGCATCGGCGCTGGCCTTGATCTGGGTGATGCCGAGCGCCTGCTCCTCGATCATCTTCTTGATGACCGCGGTTCGCTCCTTCGGGATCGATACGCCGGTGGTCAGCCAAGCGAGCTGCAGCTGCTTTTCGAACGCCGTCACCTGCTCGGTGGCGGTCGCGGTTTGACCGAGCAGGCCGATCATCTGCTGGTATCGAGCCGCGTCGGCCTTCTGTTTGGCGGGATCGACATCGCCCGTCGGGCGGTTGACCGTTATTCGAAGCCTACCGGTGGGAGCAGGCTCGCTGGCTTCGAACGGAGTTTTGCCGCGACCCGTCGCTTCATAGTACTTTTGGGCATCGCCCTGGGTGAGCCGAGATGCCTCTCCTTGCTGGACTGCGGCGCCGTAGATGAGACTGAGGGCAGACCGCCCCGAGCCGCCGGTCGCGACGTCGAACCGCATGACAAGGCGGTTCACTTTGTCGCTGAGGTCGTCCAGCCAACCGCCGGCGGAAACCGTCGCACTCTTGACGGCTTTGCCGAACTTGTCCCAGAACCTGTCCCAGGCCTCGTCGAAGCGGCGCACCGAGGCGATCATCTTCTCTTCGGCGACGTCGTTGAATTTGACTGCTTCCTCACGCGCCGTCTTGATGCCGTCCGCACCCTGCTGCATCAGGCGCACGTATTGCATCGTCGCCGGCAGCCCCACCTGCTGGAGCAGCGACAGCCGAGTCTGATCGTCCTTGGCACGCGCGATCAGGTCGGCAACCTTGTTGAAGGCGTCTTCGAAATCCTTGGCGGCCGGCACGCCGTTGGCGCGCAGGACCTCCGCGAGTCCGCCCATGCCACTGCGGGCCTGATAGACCTGCTGGCCGAACTGCTCCATGTCGGGCAGGAACTGGTCCGCCTTGATGCCCTTGCCGGCGGCGACGGACTGCAGCTCCCGGATGACGCGGATGGTCGTTCCGGCCGCACGCGCCGTATCGTCGAGCGCCAGCGCCGACGACTTCCAACTACTGTAGAGCGCGTAGCCGGCGGCGCCGGCGGCTACTGCACCGAGCCCCAAGAGCCGCATCGGCGTGACGAGCCCGAGGACGGATGTCTTGAGCTCCTTCATCAGGCCGCCCAGGCCGCCCTGAGCCGTGCCGATCACCTGCGCGACCTGGCCGCCCTGCTGGGCCAGGATCATGAAGGCGGACTGGCCCATCAGCACGCCCTGGCTGATATCGACCAGCTGATAGCTGAGGTTCTTCGCCTCGAACGACATGCCCTTGGCTGCCGTCTTGGCGCCATTGATCGCCGCCACCTGCGACGTGAAGGCTTCCTTGGTGCGCGCGATGGCGGCGGCCCCTTGCGCCTGGGTGAGCGCCTGGGAGGCCATCGCTTCGCGGATGTCGGCGAGTTCCTGCCTGTAGCGTTGGCCGGACGCGAAGAGCGGATCGAAGCGCGCGCGAATCTGGTCGAGGCCGCGCTGGCCGACCGCGCTCATGTCGTTGATGGCGCCGGTCGCCTTGGCGAGCTCGGCCTCGAACCCCTTGAGGGCACCGGACGCCTTGTCGATCGCCGGGGCGACCCCCGACAGCGCGGGTCCCGTCGCGGCCGCAGCGCCGGCCGCCACCTGGCGGATATTGGCGAGCCCACGCGCCGTCTCGTCGAGCGCCTGTTTGGCGCCGGCGGCATTGCCGTCGATGACGAGGGCGAGGCGCATGGACATGATCAGCTCACCGTCCGTTCAACGCCGCCCGCGCGGCATCTTCCATGACGCGCAGGCCGGCCCACAGCTCCGGGGTGACCACGATGCCGGCGGCGTCGAGGCCGGCGCGGACCGCCGCGTAATCGAGGCCCACATAGACGATGCCGACCGGCGCCATACCGCCGCCGATCGGCGCCGTGCGCCATTGGGTGCCGACGGCGACGAAGGCGTCGAACACGGCGACGTTTTCCCGCCACAAGCCGGAGAATTCGTCGTCGTGGACTTCGGCGAGGGCCGCAGCCAGCTCGGCCATGGACTGTTCGTCGAAGCCGAATGCGCGCGCATCCTCGGTCGCCTTCTCGCTCGCCTTATCGGCCGCCCCGTCGCCGGTCGCCCAGCGGCGGGCGGCCCATCTCAGTTTCCCGCGCGCGCCCCGGCCACGGCGGTGAAGTAGCCGCCCGCGAGCGCGACGCGCACATAGGAGAACGACAGCATGAGATCGCGCAGCTGATCTGAGTACGGCACCGGCTGCTTGGCGCCGTCGACGATGTCGTCGATCTTGACCAGCGCCGCCTGGAGAAACTCCTTCGTGCCCGCCGGCGTCGAGAGATCGTGCTTTTCGGCTTCCTCGACAGGCAGGACCCGATAGGTCACCTGGACGGTCTCATCCTTGAAGCCGCCGTCGACCGGCACGTGGATTTTGATCTCGTGACGGAAGGTGGGCTTGTCGACGATCGTGAACATGGTTTGCAGACCTCTCGTTGAAGCGCGTTTGAAAACCCGATCCCGGCCGGGTCAGGTCAGGGTGATGGCGTACTGGTCGTTGCCGGTCGAAGTCGGTAGCGGCGCCAGGGCGAGCGGCCATTCCAGCGTGCCCTGGTTGTTCTGGTAGCCGGTCGGCCGCTTGACTTGGCAGGTCGCCGCCGTGAGCGAGATGATGTTGCCAGCCACGGTGCCGTGCACGAGCGCGACCGGAACGAGCGTCTGCGCGTTGGCGAGCGTGAACGGGTCGAGCGTGGTCAGCGGCACCGCCTCGACCACCACGTCGATGGCCTCGGCGCGGTCGACGATCTCGACCGACTCGCGGCCGATTAGGAGGCGCGGCTCCACCTGGTTGCCGAACTTGAGCGAATAGCTGCGCAGCACCAGGGGAACGCTGTTGACCGTGAAGGTCGGCGTGTTGGTCTTCGAAGCCACCAGCGGCTTCTGGAAGCCGGTCAGTGTCGGCGTCGCGCGCGTCGCCTCGCCGGGCGCGTTCCACAGGCCGGTGAACGTCCAGCGGATGAACGGAATGCCTTGGGCGTTCACCGTCACCTCGCCGCCGCCCCGGGCGCCGGTGAGGACGTGCTTGGTCGAGCCGATCCAGAACCACAGGGTCAGGCTCTCCATCTCCTCGCTGACCGGCGTGTAGGCCACGGAGGTGTCGGCGACGATCGTCTCGGCCATGCCGGCGCCGCGGGCGAGCGGACCCCATTTGGGCGCCGTGCCGGCGGCGCCCGAACCGGCCAGCTCGGTGTCGAATGACAGCACCATGCGCAACCCGGTCGGGACCGTCGCCTGGGCGCCGAGAAAGGCCTGGATCAGCTCGCGCGAGACGTCCTCGCCCTCCATGGGCGAGATCTCGACGTTCTTGGCCAGGATGCCGTTGGCGGCGCCGGTCGGCGTCGGATCGGTGGCGTACTCGGTCTCGATCTTGGCGAGCAAGACCATCAGACGATAACGGATCGGCTCCGGCATCGGTGTCACTCCTTCGACTTGCGACCCTTCGCGGGCGCAACGGATTGGGTCTTCGCGACCGGCTCGGCTTGCGGAGCGATGCCGACGACCGCGCGGACGCGGTTTGCCTCGGCGATCGACAGTCCGGCGTCGGAGGCGATCGACAGCCCGGCGTCGGACGCCGTGAACGCGACGCGCTTGAGCGCCCCGTCCTTGTCCTGCACGTAGGAGCCGCCTCGGCTTGGCTGCTGGCTCATCCTGCGATCCTCAGTTGATCCGCGATGGCAAAATCGAGCTGGTAGATGACCGTGCCGGCGTTGAGGCTCACGAGCGCGCCGCGGGAGAGGCGGAATACGCCGACCTCGTCGCCGGGTGCGAAGCCGCACACGGCTTCGATCGTGTCCTTGATCAGCTCGCCGATGGTCGGCAGGGCGCCGGCGCCGGTGACGTCGCCGGGCGCATCTGTGATCAGAACGACGCCGACGACCTCGTCGACGTCCTGGCGGAACAGGCCGGCGGCGGCGTCGACCTGTCCGGGCCGCAATCCCAGTGGCACCACGAAGGCGGCCGGCAGGACCGGCGGCAGGGCCCCGTCGCGGATCAGCGCCGAGAGTTCGGCCGCGCCTTCGATCCGACCCTTGAGGTCGGCGACGCGATCGTCGAGCCTCGCGATGACGTCATTGACGAGCATCGAGACCTCCCGGTCCGGTCAGCCAGTCCTCGACGATGCGGGCGATCTCGGCCTGGTCGTCATCGTCCAGGCCGAGGAACGGCCGCGCCGGCAGGTGGATCGTGTGGGCGCCGACATCGACCTGGCGCTCCTCGGTCGCATCCTTGGCGCGGCGGAAACCCTTCAGAAGTTTCCCGGACCGTTTGTGGCGCTTGAACCGGATGGTCTGGGTGCGGGCGCCCTGCTGGATGTCGGCGCCGAACTGGTGCGCGGCGGCATAGAGGACGTTGGTGCCGACCATGACGCCGACGCCTGTCGCCTCGGAGGTCAGCGACAGCATCAGGCGGGTACTCTCGACCAGCGTCTTGCCACCTTCGGCGAGCGCCCGCATGGACGGCGGCCAGGGCGATCCGTCGGGCCTGACGCCACGTTCGAAGCGGTGCTGGGTCGAGGTGACGAGAGAGGCGCCGATGTCCTCCCACATGGGCTGGGCGTTGACGGCGCGATCGGCGGCGCGCGCGAACACGCCTTGCGCGATGTCCTCGCTCTTGAGCTCGATGCGGACGCCGTCGGCCGCCATCAGATGAAGCCTTTCAGATTGTCGGGGGTGAGGTCGCGCTCCCGGTCGATGACGCGCACGCCCTCGGTGCCGCTCGCCGCCGGCTCGATGCCGGCGACGCCAAGGCGCACGATGCCCTGGCCGATCTCGCGCAGCGTGCGCAAAGCCGCGTTGTAGTCGTCGGCGATCTTCTCGGCCGCGGTCGAGCCGTGCAGCTTGTAGATCGCGATCGTCGAGGCGAGTTCGGCGAGCAGCGCCGGCGTGGTGGCGAGCGGCAGCTGGTAGCGGCCGAGCAGGTAGCCGTCGATCACGGCATCGGTATCGGCGAGCGCGCGGGCGACCACGGCGGCGTCGATCGCGCCGGCCGGTGGCTTGGCCCGATCGGTGATCTTGCGCAGCATGTCCTCGCCGTAGCGATCGACGAGCTGCTGTTGGGTGGCGTAGGTCATCTCGGCCCTCGCTATCGCGTCGGCCGCGGCGGTCGACCAGGCGCCGTCGGATTGTAAGGCGTGGTCACCGGCTGCACGCTCGGGCGCGGCGGATCAGAACGCGACAGACCGTCGATGTTCACGACCGCCAGCGGACGCCGAAGCTCGGCAATCAAACCATCGAAGAAGCCGAGCGCCAGGCTGACAGCCATATCCTCGTCGTTCGCAATCACGACTTGCTCGATGAGTGTGCGCAGCGTGCCGCCGGTGGCGCTGATGTCGCGCCCATTTTGATAGGCAGCGTCGTCGATCCTGAGATTTTCGTCCATGGGATCAGATCCTTGTTGCCTCTCAGAATGTGACCGATGCCGTGAGCACGGCTGCCGCGGTCCAGTAGATGGCGCGCCGCCAGTCTGTGTCCCACGCGTAGACGGCGGCGGCTCCAACAGAGAGGACGATCATCACGCTCGGAAAGAACCTGATCATCGCCCGGACCCTCGTCGTTTGGTCGCCCGGTCAGGCAGGTGTTTACCGCGCGCCTTGCGGGCAACCTCGATCTCGGCCATGCGGTCGTAGAGCGCGCGCTTTTCGGGCGTCAGTTCGGCAATGACGAACAGGGCCTTAGGGTGGCCGGCAATGCCCAGGAACTTCGCCAGCTCGTCATCGGTCATCGGCATGGACGGCTCCACCTCTTCGAAGGACCACCCGGCGCGCGCCGCTCCTTGCGCGCGCCGGGGTCACGTGCGGCCGGCGGTCTTGCGGACCGGCCTCTGATCCGATCGCCGCTGCCGGGTTGAGCCGGCGACCGGAATTCTGGTGCGGAGGCCGGATTTGAACCGGCGGCCTCCAGGCCTTCCAAGAGGACGTGCCTGACGCGCTGACCTGACTGCGCCACCCCGCGGAAACGGGGCGTTACGAGAGCGGCAGCCGGATGGTCACGACCAGGTCGGGCTCGCCCTCAATGGCGGCGCGATGCCCGGCCGAGAGATCGGCATACGGGATCAGCGTCTCTTCCCGGGTGAAGGCCCGGCCGGCGCGCCGCAGTCCGCGCTCCGGCTTCGCCTTGACGATGTAGGTCGCACCCGCGAGCAGAAGCGATGGAACGTCGGCGGGCACCGGTGGCGACAGGATGACGAAGCGCCCCTTCTCGCCCGCGTCCGGGGCCTTGGGGGCGGCGGCAGATTCCGCCG